AACGTCCAGCTTCGGATGACACCCTTGGCAAGATGTGATGAGGTTCGTCAGATAGTTCGCGTCTTCCGGCTCATCGAATGTCGCAATCGGAATCTTGTGGTGGACGTGAAGGTCTTCGTCGTACTCCGAATAATGCTCATCTCGACTCATCCCACATACCTTGCACGAAAACTCATCTCGTTCGAGTATTTCCCGCCGTTTCTCGTTCCAGTTAGAGCCATAATTCCCAGAGTAACCACCACACCAGTTCGGATTATCTTCTCCTGTGGGACAATTCTTACTCCACCATTCGAATCTACAATCATTCCCGCAGAAATTGTTATCATAATATGATACTTCAGATTCTCTTCGCTCTATTGGACCAGAACACCAATCACAGAATAGTTCTACCTTACCACCGTCCCAAGAACCGTGCTCTTCTTTCGGAATTTTTTCTTCATAATATGAGGACATACAATCAGACTCGTCGCAAAAGAACAAGTCTTGCTCTTCTACAACATTTCTTTTTTTACGCAAAGTGTCTCCACAATATGAGCATTCTACTGATTCTCCGGAAATTGATTCACCGTGTTTGTGTGAATGGTGGCACTTCATTCCGCGAAGCGTTTCGAAACAATCACCACAAGTTGGACACTTATGTTCTTTCCACTCACCGTGTGTTTTCGTCCGATGAATTTTCATTCCACGTTCTGAATCGAAGTTATCATCGCATTCGGGGCAAACTATTTCAGACATGAGTTAGAATCTATTTCTCCAGTGTGTTGTTCCGTAAACTTCATCCTTCAAGCTTGAAATTAATCTTTTAGCGGCGAAAGGTCCAAAATGTGTCAACATTTTTGCGTAACCAGACCTCCAAGTTCCTCCCAAACTCGCATAGGCTTGGAGAACTGACTTACGTGTCCACCCATCTGGAAGCCCGTCCCAACCAATTCCGGGGTCATCAACTCCCGGAAGTCGGACTAACTCTTCCGAACTTTTATTCGCATACCAAGACCCGAGTTCGGCGTTATCTATATTTGATGCAGCTTCATCAGGGTCGGTCACATCGGCTCCGTCTCCGCCGAGCCCACCGATTGCATCAAGCTCATCGCCAGACGCAGTGGATAGACCACCTGACATCAATGCAACGACGTACTTCATATCATCAGACGAGGCGTCTACAGTGGTCATATCAGGGTCCTCGGTCGTCTCGGTCGGGAACTCGAACGATTCATCCATCACACTGACGACGACACCCTGTCCGAACTCACCGTGTTCGACGTAATCACCTTCAGAGAACTCCTGCAGTTCTACCGTACTTCCTGTTCTCCCCAACTCATCCTTATCTATGTAGATGACTTCGTTGTACTTAGTCATTACGGTCCTCCGGTTTCGCTCCGTACATCGGTTCCATACTCATCGTGCAACCATAGTGATATGGGGGATTCACTGGTAATGGGTCGAACTCGTCGTTCTTCGACACATCAGATGTCTCGACTCTGATTGATTCACGTACGTCGTCGGAGAACCGATGTGACGTTCCAGCGAGACGCTTACACACTTCGTGGGAATGGCTTTCCTCCGGGAACTTGATTCCCACAATGTCATCAGCTTGCTCGAACATCTCCAACTTCGCCGACTCTCGACACTCCCTACACTCCATCCGTGCGATGAGTTGCGACCGGTTGTAGATATCTGCGTCACTGTACCGATTGTACACTCGTTCCTTGATGTCTCCATACGACTCATCGGATTCGAGCCCATGTCGAATCTTCACTCGCATCCGTCGAACCATCTCCTCAGCGAAGTCCCGGACTGCATTCTCCACGTTTCGTTCGAACGAACTTCGCTTGCTGTACTGACTCATCAGACTTGCTCCGTCATACATCTTGTCTGCTTCGCTGAGTGATGCCTCGACGGAATTCTCGACAGTGCGCCGATAGGCATTGTTCGAGGTATGCTTCTCGATTGCTCGATTAGCTATCCGTTCGATGTCCGTGTTCGACTTATCGACCCGTTCGAGCACATCGTCTCGAACGTTCGTCACAACATCACTAACCGTGACTGCAAGTTCGGCCTCGTGACTGGTCGAATCATAATGTGCCAGTTCGGCAACATCGAACTCGTGTCCCCACACACCGGACTCCTCGAACTGTTCTGGGCTGAACGTCGCTGCAGATTGCTCAGATTGCCCGTCAGTCGATTCATCCTGAGAAGAGGATGAATCCCCTTGCCCGGACTCGTTCTTCGGCACAGCATCGACATCGATGTCCACATCGGTCTGCGGACCATCGTCTTCTCTTCTCTGTTGAGGGTCACCGATGTTGTTCATATCTTTCACTGCATCGATGCCACCATCATCCTTACCGACGTATCGAACAATCTGCTGATTCGCATCAGGATTCATGTCGGTTTCCCCTTGCTTTCCGATTTTGAACCCGATGTCTCTGGCGAGTTCCTCATCGATTCCGTAATCCATGGCCTTCTGATGGAACACGGGCTCGAACTTCCGTTCCAGTTGCTGACGCTCCTCACGAATCTGTCTCTGTACGTCGGACTGTTGTGCAACTCCGGCAACCTGTCCGACCGACTCACCGAACCCACCGAGCGCGTATTTAGGCATCGGCATCGCACTCATAATCCAGTTCACGTCGAACTGAAGCGAGTCAGCGATATCAGCAACCTCACCCGAGATAGGCTCGACCGAGACATCTCCTCGAACTCCCTGTTTCATACCAGGATGGAAGTTGTCCATCTCGTGATGCTTCATGAAGTTCTCGATGTCATCGTTGTCCCAGAGGCCCGTCTCCGGGTCACCGAACATGAATAGCCAGAGCGGATACGCCTTCGAAGCAATCGCCTCGTCGTGGTCCGACAACTTCTTCTTGATTCCGTCTATCCTATCGGAAACTGCCTCGATGCGAGATGTTCCGAAAACCTCACCGATGTCCGCATCCCGTGCATCCTTGATAATCTCGTTCTTCGTGAACGGAACCTTGTTCACTCCAGTGTCTGTCTTCGTGACGGAATCGAGGAAACTGTTTCGAGTCTCGTAGATGTCCTGCAGGTATGCTGCTCCCTTGCCGTCTTCCGTTTCCGGAACGTCTTCGAAGTCTTCCCTGTCTGCATCCTCCGGAGAGATGAGAATCGCCTGATTCGGTCGTGTGACAACCTCCATCGTCTCGGAATTGATGAGCTTCAGTCCAGCAAGCGAATCATCATCTCCACGAGCAGGAACCTTCTCCGTGAAGTACGTCCCGCGAACCTCTTTCTCGACAACTGCCTTCTTCGCAAGTAACGTGAAATCCTGATTGATTTCACCTTCGACGATTCCACATGTCTTGGCGAAGTGCCGGATATTGCGCCGAGCATCCTTGTACTCCTCCGTCTGAAGTTCCTTCGGATACTCGAAGTAGTATCCTGGTTCCAAGACGCGTGACGCGAACGAGTTTATCGGCTTCCTGACGATAGGAGTCGTCTCGAACAAGCGCCAGTACTTACGCAAGTCGTCCTTGTCAGGTTCGATTCTATCGTAATCAGCCTGCTCGTACGAGCGTGGACCTCCAGGGAGGTCCGTTGCAATCGACTTACTCTCCGGAGTCTTGTCGTGAGACAACTCAGCATACCGTCGTCGGATACCATCCGAAAGTCGTGTCAGTCCAAACTGAGACGAATCTTCACTCATTCGTCACACCCCCGTGATATCTGTTCAACTTTGTCGAAAAATTATCAACTTTTGTATTACGTTTCATGATTAGAGACTCCCTAGATTGTACGGCTTCATCGAGTCACTATCGCCTCGGGCAAGCGACTTCTGTGTCTTCGCCCAAACTGCAAGCGCAAGCGCATCACTGAAATCATCGTGTCCGTTCGACGGATGAGAAATCTTCAACTTTCCAGTGCTCGTGAAACTCTTCTTCAGGTCGAGACATTGCTTCACCATCCTGTTCTCAGGCTCATCCTTGTCCGAGATGAAATAGTACGATAACTCCTTCTTCTGCAACTCGTTCTTCAGTGTATTGTACAACGACTGCTTCGAATCGTTCGAGAACTTGAACCCCTCGACCTTTTGCCCGAGATACTCCATCAACTGGTCGACGACACCTTGGCCAAGCCCGGTCGAATCGACCATGATACGGTCGAAATCATACTTCTGGTCGAGCGTCTGTACTCGGCCGATTGCATCCGTCAACGGTTTGTCTTCGGTATACTCGATGTTGAACACATTACCCTCGTTATCGATACAGACATATACGGATAGGTCGCCTCCGGTTGCTGCAATATCGACACCCATGTAACAGACATCCGTCTCTTTCTGTACCGGTGAGTTCTTCACCACGTCATCGTCGGTCAACTCCTCCTTCGTGAAGAACGCATCAGAAGTCTCAGAGAACTGCCCGAGAATCTCTCGCTTGAACTGGTTTCGAGTAAGTGTTCGGCGCTGCTCCTCGATGAAACTCTTGTCGATGAGCGGATTTGCCTCCGTCGGAACATTGATACCGAACCAGTCTGTCGATGGGTCGTTCTCGGACATATCCGCTCCGGTTGCTTCATCGAACCTGTTGTACAGATACCCGTCCTTACCGAACGGCGTCGACAGTAGTACGAACGTCGAGTCCCCGACTGCCAGCATCGGAGACAGGACCTGCTGGAAGATATCATCCTTGATGAACGCAGCCTCGTCGACGATGAGCATGTCTGCACCATAGCCACGAATGTTCGACCCATCACGGCCGACTGGGAGAACCTTGATTCGTGAGCCGTTGGTGAAGTTTATTTCCGTGTTCGTCGAATTATCGATTCCCCAACCGTCTTCAGAGTAGTCAGACTTCCGAATCTCCTTCTTAATCTGGTTGAACAGTTCACTTGCCTGACGACGAGCCTTCGCCGTCACGATAATCTCATGATTAGGATTGCTGACACCTGCATGAAGTGCCATCCATCCCGCCATCCGTGACTTTCCAACACGTCGTCCACAAACTGCGACCTTTCGCGTGGATGGATGGTCCATGAAATCTTCCTGATAGTCGAACACAGTATCGACGTTGATGTACTCCTTGACGAAGTACGACGGTTCATCGAGAAGCCTGTTGGCATCGATGGAACCATCATCATCCGTCGAGTCACTGGTTGAAGGCATGTTATATCACTCCTGTCGGAACTCGCTATCGCGTAGGTCCAGGTCGTCGTCGAGGTCTGCGATAACATCCTCAGCCGATTGGTCCACGTTCATCGCAGTGTCCATCAGATGGGCGTAATCAGGCTTCAGAAGATATACCGGCGTCTCATGATACGTTCGCTCTGCAATCGGTTCATCGAACCAGTGCTCAGGCAGACCGATAACGTTCTGCGGAATGGAGTTCTCACAAGAGGCAGTGAAATACGGAGAGCCATCCATGTCGAGTCTGAAAATCGGCTTCGACTCGACGGAGCCGTAGTATTCACGCTGGATGAAGTCGAAAAGATTGCACGAACACATCGGTCCGTCCGTGTACGGTTCTACCTGCATCGAGAGCTTGTAATAGCCCGACGAGAAATCTTCTACATGCATGTCATGTCAGTCCTCCGAATCGTCCCGTTCCTTCCGAATCTTCGAAAGCTCGTTCGCAATGTTCTTCTGAGCATCAGCCTTCTGCGACTCAGGGTCCTGTAGTACGCCGAGCCGCTTCAGTGTCCGGAGCGTCGACTTCTGCAGACGGTCGTACGCGATATTGATGACGTTCTCTTCATCGACCTTGATAGGCTTCCCATCATCAGTGTATCCAACCGTCTTATCTCGATGGACCACACCGACTTCATCGATGTACTCGTTCGCGTTCTTCATCTTGTGCATATCGATAGCGACGTTCCGGAGCATCTGCATCTTGGCGAACGACTGTGGGCCGAACGGCGCATCATCGAGCAACGACTCGATGACTGCGTCAATCCACTGCTGTTCCTCGAACGACCGGTTGTTGTAGTAGTTCTGTCTGTCGGAATACATCCCGGTCTTCTCACCGTTGTTGTGACCCTCAGGCGGACCGTTATCCGCTCCGCCATGGAGATAACATCGGTTAGCATCAGGGTCATCACAACGGAACGCCTCTGGATTCATGCAGTATCCAGTCGTATCATCGTCCCATTCATCGGGAGTGTGGCGAACCTTCGCTCCACACTTCCCCTCCTTCGGTTCTTTAGATGGCATCGTTCATTTAAGTATTGTGTCCGTCGAAGAACTTTAAATAGTACCGATTAGAAGTGTTCAGAATTCTTTCTGATGTTGTTTCTGATTCGTTGACGTTCCGTCGAGCCGAGTCCGGTGACTTCCATGAGTTCCTTGTACGTGTCATCATAGATTACACGGTCCTTGTACGAGTCACCCTCGCCGAGCGTCTTATCGTGTAACAAGTTGATGATAACGAGAATGAGTTTCTCGTATGCTTTCCCGTACTTCTTCGAATCGAAATCGAATTCGTCAACTACGTCGATAACTCGCTTCGTCAACTCCTTCGGCAACTCCAACACGTCGCAGAAGAGTTTCGTGTCCTGCAACCGTTCTGCCCGCCGAAAGAACTCTTTATCTTCCCCTCGTGGCTCGTGTCTATTCATCTTCCGCAATCGTTCCCATTTCCCCTCGTTCGAGTTAGCCTGAGACTTCTCGAAGGTAGTACGTGACTTCGAGAACTCGTTGTCTGATTCGTACCGACTCGATACGTCGAAGTCCTCCGTCGACGACCGGGCACCACTTCCATGACCCCTATCCATGTTGTCGAATGCCCCTCGATACCCACTCATTATAGTAATAGTATTGTTGGAGGTACTTAACTGTTTCGAATGAAACCCAATTACCTGAGTTATTTCTATTGTGTGAAATTTTTTCGAATCGGCCTATTATGTGAGTTATTTTTGAACATATTTTGTGAGTTGGGTTGATTACCCATCAGCCTACCCCGGTAGTTGGTCAAAAAAAAAAGAAACGCTTATGTAGATGGGGTCCCCAGTGGGGGTATGGTCGAACCTATGGCCATGATTCCGGTGGCAGAGAGCTACCCCGAAGTTGGGGCCGTCGTGGCAACGGCCGCCCACGGGGAGAACTACACGGCAGTGGAATACTGCCGCTTAGCGGCTGACGCGGTCGCTGGGCGAACCAACCTAACGACTATCGGGCTGCCGTCAGATATCGGATTCGACGGCGTGGACCACCTGACGCGCGGGATTCACTCGTACGTCGAGTCGAACGATGGCGAGGCCCCGACCGCCTCGGCCGTCTTGGAGGCTAATGACGGCACTGACGGCCGTCCCGATTTGACCCAGTGGCTTCGGTCGGCTGACGACGAGGCCCACAAGAACGAGCGCGTTACGTACCTCGCGAGGGTGATTTCAGGGTCCGTGGGTGAGGCCGTGTTCGTGCACAACGAGCCCGGCATCGCCAACGTGGCACCGCTCCACGACAATGCGGGACTTGACTACCAGAAGCCCCTGCGTGGGCTGTGGGGTCAAATCGTGTCGGCACGGACCGCCCTCGGCGGTTCCACGACGAAAGGGAACTACACGACCAAGAGCGCCGACGAGAAGGGCAAACAGTACATGGTGAACGACGAGGGCGAGAAGCGGGAAGTCCTCCAACAACACCGCTCGGGCTTCGGTCACGTGATGGTCGACGGTCGCCATACGCTCGTTCGGGGCAAGGCGCTTGAAATGGCTGCCGACGCGCTGAACAAGGAATACGATTACGGTCCGGGAACCAGCGGTGACCTAAACATCACTGAGAACCTGGATGGCAAGGGCTGGGAGGAAACCCTCGTGAAAGTCCTGGAGGAAGCGGGGGTCTGGTAGAACGAGCGGGCTTTTTTTTTGCGCCAACAAGTGCTCCTCGTGTGCACGAGGAGCACTCGGTCTGAATCGATGGGT